ACCAATCATTTCCGGAATATCAAACTTTCCTTTTCTAAAAAGACAGAATGTGTGTTTGGCCTGTATATTCACATAATCGGAATAGTGCCATTTTTTTAGAAACTTTCTAACAGAATGGTTGAATGTGGTTTCTTCAACAATGTAACTTCTTACTTCACTCATTATCCCATATTTTCAACATACTTCTTATGTAGTAACTTCTTTTCTAAATTCTCTCCATTTTTAGAGTCCTTCGTAGCTATTATACCATCTGCGGAGTTTGCTGCAAATACATCCATAACCCCGTGGAATGTATCAATCTTTGCAGGAAATGTCATACCATCTGGTCCGAACCTATTCTTTACAATGTGAATGCGACCTGTGTTAGATAACTTATCTTTAGTCTTTCTACTCACACTCATAATGAAATCAGCAGTCTGAACTTTCTTATATGAATCACCAACCGAGTCCGCTTGAATTACTTCGTGGTCAATTGCTGAACGATTTGTTTGTGTTGCTGTCCAAATTGGTATTTGTGTTTCACCACTCAATCCTCTCAATTCTTCGTATATACCACCAAGTTCTGCATACAATCCATCTCTACCTCTATCGGATGATTTCAACAAATCCGCATAATCAATAACAATTAACTTTGGATTAAATCCCGTTGCTCTTACTTTTTCAATATGAGCTGCCAATGTTTTTGCGGATGCGAATTGTGGTGGATAGTATTTAATACGAACTCTACCAGGAACTGCTTTAATTTTACGAATAATATCAGATTTCTTTTCTTTATGTTCGGATGTTTGAACACCTGTTAAAATTGTAGTGTATCTTTGTCCTACATAATTTTCAGATAATTCCAATGTATAGTGTAACACATCCATACCATTTTGTAATGCTGAACAGGCTATCTTTGATAAGAACCAACTCTTACCTATACCCGATGGTGCCATAACTACTCCAAGTTCTCCTGGTCCTAATCCACCATCCATTAGTTCATCAATTACATCCCAACCAGTTGAACAAGATTCTCTTTTAACATCTTCCATAATGGATTCAAAGTTTTCAATGTAATCCAATCCTAAATCGGATTCCACACCAACTTTTGATGCCGCAGTCATAGTATCTATAATCTTTTCATACTCTCCTGCTTTTAATAATTCTACGGATTTTAAAAGAGCATCTTTTACTTTTTGGTTTTTTGCAAAGGTAAGATATTCCTTTTTAACATAAGGTAAATCTTCTGCACCAATTTGTTGATAAACATTTTTTAATTGTTCAACAACGGTTTGTTTCAAAACCTTATCTTCAATTTCTCCAACTTTGATTTTAAAAACCTCCATTGTAGGAACTGCTCTGAACTCATCAAAATAGTTTTGAGTTTCCTTTACAATCCATTGATTTGCTTGAGATTCAAAAAAGTTAGGTTTAGTAATTTCTGTTACTTGTTCTAAAAACTTAACATCTGTGATAAGAGAAGCAACTACCTTAGATTGATACGATTGTCCATATTTTACTAACGTATCTACTGCTTCCATTATTTACTTTTTTTTCTCTTCAATTGCTTTTCTGAAACTGTTACTGCATCGGTGATTTGGTCATTTACCGCTTCTACTGGTTTTCTTGTTGCCGATTTCCATTCTGATTTAGAAATATACTGCCAATAACTTCCCACCATATTTTGAGCGGTTCTGTCATCAACTCTTTTAATTTCTCCGATTTGTGCTTCTTTGCTTGCTTTGATTGCTTTAATACACTTCATAGTTTACCTCCATGTGTTTTTATTTGTTTATTGAATAACCATTAAAATTTCTGATTCTCTCATTAAGAGATATTTAACTCCACCAAACTTTATTTCAGTTCCTTGATGGTATGGTGGAATGATAACTTCATCACCAACCTTTACATTCATTGGAATTAATACACCATTTTGTGTATATATGCCAGGTCCTACCGATTCTACTTTTGCTCTTTTTACATCTTCTTGCTTAGCCGAATCTGGAATAATAATTCCACCTGCAGTTGTACTTGCTTGCGTTTCTAGTTCTGTAAGGAGAACTCTATCTCCTAATGGTTTTGCTAATTTATCTGCCATAACTTTTAAAATTTACTTATATAATTAAATGTAGATTGTAACCAATCCGTTATATCTGAAAACGATTCTAATATTCTATACTTCAAACCTGTTTTCAAAAATGTTTGTTTTTCAAATTTAATGGTTGGTTCATTGTATCTATCCATAATTTTCATACGAAGATTACCACTAAATGTTGGTTCTGATAACTGCATCAATTTACGATTTCTTTCGCATATTTCCAAATTATTTAGAAATGATTCGTGAGCTTTTGTTTTTTTATCTAACGATTCAATGTATTCTACCATAGTTTCGGTAGTGTGCAATTTTTCTTCTATTAAGAATGGAAATGATTTTATGATTGTTTTGATACCCAAACCACTAACACCTTCTACATTATCGGATTTATCACCATCAATCATTCTGAAATTAATAAAATTATGTGGATGTATTCCAAACTCTTCAATTACTTCAGGGATATTATAAATCTTCTTTTTAGATGGTGAATAAACCGAAACATCTTTGTTTACCAATTGTAGGAAATCTTTATCGGAACTCATTAATACAACCTTTTCATTTTCTTGTCTTAATGTTGTTGCTATGTAAGCCATAACATCATCCGCCTCAATTCCATCATATATCATAATTGTAACTGGCAAAGTTGATAATAATTCACCCAAAGCAGACATTTGCCTTTTCATTGATATTCCTTCCTCTTCAGGATTCATTTCAACGGTAGCGGCACGATTCAATCTCATTTTGATTTTGTTCTTACCTCTCTCCGATTTGTATCCGGAGTATATATCTTTTCTACTTTGAGAACCACCCTTACCATCAAATACAATTATAACTCTTGTAGGGTTTATTGTTCGTATGGCGTAGCCGATACTTTTTAAAGTACCGACTATTCCACCGATGTGATCACCATTATCATTTAAGTTTGGTGCTGTTGACCATGAACGAATAAAAGTATTCAGTCCATCTATAACCAGAGTTTTTGAGTTACGATGTAAATCGCCGTATTCTCTATGCTCTTTATCTATTTCTTTTAGTATATCTAAATACTTCTTATTAATCTGACTCATTTGTTACGTCCGTTGAAATTTCAACTTCATCCGTTGATGAACTTTTATATTGTAAAATTGTTGTTTCGCAAATTCTGCGATAGATTTGATCTTTTAATTCTTCGTTTTCCATTAATTGTTGGAAATCCTTTGATTGGAATTTGATAATTTCGCCTGTATCGGTGTCGGTATATTCATACCACGCACCACCTTGCTTAACTATCTTATTATCCTTCATAACTGATATCCAACTATTAAAGTTATCAATACCTCTATCAAATAAGATATTGAAATCTGCATGCCTCAATGGTGGTCCTAAACGATTTTTGATAACTTGTGCTCTCACTTTGATACCCACAATCTTATCACCTACCTTCAATTGACCCATTGATTTCAAACGAAGTCTAACCGATGCGTGGAATGCCAATGCTTTACCGCCAGATGTTGTCCAAGGGTCACTAAATGCCATTGCGTTCATCTTTTGACGAAGCTGATTAGTAAATACCAAACAAATACTTTGTCTACCAATCATATTGGTAATCTTTCTCATTGCTTTTGAAATGATAATTGCTTTATCAGTAGCATATCCATCTTTATCATAATCGGCTTCTAATTCTTTCTTTGTAGATGCTGCTGCTACGGAGTCAACTACAATAGTCACTAATCTATTTTTATCGCCTGTCCTAACTTTTTCAATAATAGTTTCACATGCTTCAAAAATTCCCTCAACCGTATCAACGGAAACATACAAAAGTTTGGATATATCTACTCCAATTGCTTCCAAAAACTCTCTATTTACGGCAGTTTCGGTATCAATTAGAACGGCTACACCACCTTTCTTTTGGGTTTCAGCTAGCAGGTGGGCGGAGAGCAGAGATTTTCCACTCTGCTCTAGACCCGTAATTTCTGCTATACGGCCAACAGGCAAACCACCATAAGGTCTATTAGAAATTGCTACATCCAATAACGCATTTCCTGTGGATAACCAATCCTTAACGTTTGTAGGGGCATCTCCACCACCATCGTTTAAGAAGTATGCAATTCTACCTTCTTTGTTTTGCTTGTTTAGGGAATCAGCAAGGATACTTGCTAAATCTTCTTCTCTTTTGGCCATAATTGTAACCTATTAATTGTTAAATAAATCATCAAAAGCAGATGCTACATCATCTTTTACTTTTGGTTTTTCTTCTTTGTCCCAAGGTAAGTCATTTAGTTCTTGTGCCTGTGGGTTTGATTTAGCCAAAGGTGTAACTACTGCTGTCTTTGGTTTGGGTGCTTCTAATTCTTCTACGATTTCATCATCTGCTGCTACTCCTGCTGATGGGTTTAACCAATTTTCAAGAATTGTTTTTAGTTCAGCGTATGAAAGTTCTTGATAAAGTTCAGTAATCTCTTTCTGATTTTCTAACAATTGTTTTACAATTTCTGAATCTTCTGAAAGTTTTGATTGTGCCGGCTTTACTCTAATGCCCGTAGTAGGATATGATGCGTTTGATTCTTCCGCAGAAGTCACATCCAATACAATATCTCTACCTGTAATCGGGTCGGTGATATCTCCATAATCAGGATCAGCGATATATCCCAAAATGTCTTGGTAAACGGTCTTACCAAATCCCCAGAATTTAACACCTTCGTTTTCTTTACCTCTTACAATAACAGGTACGAAAGTTCTCAATTTTGGTTCCATCTTTTTACCTGCTTTCCAATCATCGGTATCTCCTGTTCTTTTGAGTTTTTCTGCAAACTCAACAATAGGGTCAGGTCTACCAAATGACATTGGTGATAGATAGGTTTTGTTATTAATATTGTAGTGAAAATAAAGTTCAATGAAAGGAATATCTTTGTTGAACTTGTACGGAACGATACGAATTACCGATTTTCCGTTAGCCGGTTTGAAAATTGAGTCCGACTTTTTTGTGTTGTTTTGAAGAGAATTAAATCTCTTGAGCGCCAATGAAATGTCCATTGTTTTTTAGATTTTAAGGTTTAAAAAAATTGTTTAAAGTTTAAGGTTTAAGTAGCTACTTCCTACATAACTAAATATAACCTTTTTGTCTTTTACTATGTAAATATACGAAAAATTTCCGAATTTACCAAATTATTTTTGGAGTAGACCTATCTTGCGTTCCAGATAGAATTTAGCCTTTTTTAAGTCCTCTAATTCCTTTTGAGGGTCTTTTTTACCTGCTCTGGCTACATATTTTACTACATTGAAAAGATATGCATCTTTTTCCAATTCCCACGCTTCACATACCTTAATTACTTCATATGGATTATCTGCTCCACCATAGTGTGCAGGTCCATTTACCATCTCTTTATTCATAACTTATTATTTAAAAATTTGATACCACTTCTTCTTTTTGGGTTTGGGCATTTCAAATGGCGTTATATTATCATAACAATTTATACTACCACCATATCTTGCGGACATCATTTGTAAAAAGACCTGATGGTACTCATCGGGTATATTTTCAAAATTAGCCGTTATCTTTACGGTCAAATTAACCGAACTATCATCCGTTTTTAACAATTTAAGTTCATCACGCATTTCAACCAAATAACTGGATTTTACAGTTAAATGATTTCCGTTGCCGATGTATAACTCTGATTTATCACTCATAACTTATTTTTCCATTTTGTTTCCATATATTCAATGTATCTATCTTGCTTATTCCCATTATAGAACATCCATGCAATGTAATAATCAAACAGCCACTCGCTTTTTTAGTAACCTTTTCATTTATTTTCTTTTTTAATTCAACTGCTAATGCACAAGTTTCGTATTCTTCAAATTCAATTAAAGTTTTCATATTATCTTCAATTAAATCTAAAAATTCTCTTTTATCAATTGATAGAGTTACGACAAGTATTCCTTTAATTGAAATGTTTGCAAAATCT